ATCAAAAAGAGTTCCTTTTTCTTGTAATTCTTTTACTTCTTCTTCAGTCATATTTGCTAAAATTTCTTTTTGTTGATTTGTTAAAGGCCCTGTAGTTGTTAAGAAATCAAATTTATTTGGAACATCCCTATCCATATTTTCAGGCATTAAAAATTCATTTCTATTCCTACCAGCATAACTGCCTGGTCCATCAACCATACCTCTTTTAGGCATATCAATACTAGCTATTCCACCATCAGCAGCATAAAAATTTGGTTGTACAAATTGTTTTTGTGGCATAAAATCTAAACCAACACCTGCATCACCTGCACCGCTGTAATAATTTTTTGCTCTTTGAACTTGGTATCTTGGGTCCATAACATCTATAATTTCTTCTTCGTCATCACCACCCATAAAAAATGGAGCTGCGATTGCTGTAGCACCTAAACCTGCTAGTGCTGCTCTACCTAAACTAAAGTCACCTTTACCACCATCGCCTCTAACTAATGGAGATAAAAATTTACCTTTATCAAATAAACCTCTTCCTGCACTAAATAAATTACCGAAACGACTAAGACCTTGACCGCCTGCAAATATACCTTTACCACCTAAAAATTTTGCACCACCTAATCCATAACCAAGACCACCAATTAAAGCCATCTTACCTAAAGGACTTTTAGCAACTTTCTTTACAGCACGTGTAGCTTTCTTAACAAGCTTCCCTAAAAAATAATTTTGTCTCGGGTCCTGTAAGGATCCTATTCCTGATTGTATTTGTTGGGGTTGTTGCATGTTAGATATTGCCATAATTTTACCTTAATCCTTATGTTTACTTGGTTTTTGCGAACAAATCAAGAGGTGGCATAATAACTTTTACGTCTTGTGCCATTTCTTCAGGTTTATAACCCTTTGCTTCCCAGTCTTTTTTCTCTTTAAAAATTTCACCAGTCACTTTATGTCTATAAGTTTCTTCTACTTTTGCCTCATATACTTTCATTAATCTATTTTCTCCTTTAATATATTTAAAAAACTAACTCCAAAATCAAACGAATCTGTAGTGCTTGATTGTATTGTAAACGCCGACCCACCTTCTACTATTAATGGTTGAGTTAAAAGTTCTGTAGTTTCATTAGCTGTTAAAGCTTTAGATTTAATTGCTGTAATACTATTGTTTGTAACAGTAACACTTGGTGTACCAGCAGAGGTAACTAATATTGATTTAATAATTATAGTTTCATTAACACTTGGTTTGCCTGTTGCAAAAACAGTTAATGCATTTCCTGTAGTATCGTTATCCTTACCTACAAATTTATATTGGTTTACGACTGCCATTATTCTAAAAAGAAACTTTTAGCTTCTATCTCTTGTTTTACTTCTTGTTGAAAAGTAGTATTTAATTTTGTAATTACAGCGTCAAGATCTCTAACTAACGATTGTAGATTAGTTTGATTGTATTCTGGTTCAGCTCTAGTTAATGATTGTACTATCTTTGCCATTACTATCCATCCATATCACCTAAACCATCAGTAGAAATAAAAGCATCGGTATTTAAAATACCGCCCGTATTTACATTTGGATAACTTGATCTAAAAGTTATTGGTTCTCTTCGTTTTGTATTATCTTTATAAAGATCTCCCTCTAGATAACCATACGCTTTTCTATAAGGACCATCTTGAACACCTGTAGACATTAAGTCGAAAGAGTCCGTATAAAAGTTTTTATCTTCTCCAGGATATCGTGTATTAGTAATGGTCCCGTCTGGTTTTCTTTTTGGGACAAGTATATTTGTGTCTTCTTCATCATCCTCTACAAATTCATTATAGATATCTAGGTTGTTTGGATTAACACTAGAAAGACCACGCATGTCATATGTTGGTTCATCAAATCTTTTACCTAAACCAAATCTTTGTCCAATACCTCTAATTATATTTCCAAGTATTCCACCGCTTCCTATCAATCCCATAATACCACCACGGCTTTGTCTAAATGCTCTTGGATTAAATGCCCTAGCTGCTGCTAGTTCATCTGCTGATACTGTATTTCTGCTATCAAAAAAACCAGGATTAACTCTTTGACCTGCGCCTGCAGCAATAACAGATGATCTTATATCTTGCACATCTTTACCAGTCATGCCGGCAGCTAAAGTGTCAGATGTATTTTTACCAGACTCTGCAGCACTCATTGCAGCACCAGATGTAAATTTCCCCGCATCGTAATCATCATAACTAGGTATACCTTTTGGTCCTTTGTGCGGTGTGTTTTTTTTCATCTTCTTCAACATCTTTGCTTCATCTTTTGTAATGTAAGCTAGTTTTGTTGGTGTTGCGTCAGATCTAGATTTAAATTCTTTAGGAACAGTTACAGATTTAGAATTTTTTATATAATTCTTGTAACCGTCTTGTTCTACGTAATCTATTTTTTTATCTACAGCCATTACCTTCTACCTCCTGGATGTATATCTAATCTAAATGTTCCTAGTTTCCAATCTTCACTTGTGCTTGTGTTAGCAACTTCTAATGCTATTTGTCTAGCTCTTACTCTTACATCTTTTTTAGTTGTTGTAGAATCACATGTAAAAGAAGTAGTTGTTTCACTACTGTTTGGATATAATCTTGTCTTAAATTTAACAGCGGTATTTCCTGTTTGACTAATAAAGTCTGGTATAAATCTACTAATTCTCATAATGTATTCTCCGTCTCCTCTTAAGTCAGGCATACCTACAGTTTGCCCTGTGTTACTTCTACGTTGTGTAATATCAAAATCACCAGAAGTAATGCTACCTATTACAGCAGTTACCACTCCTCCCGCATTAATTTGATCTGTCCCTGTTTCCTGGTTATAGTATACAGTACTTCCGTCCGTATTACCAATAACATCTGAAGAAGCGTTATCAGACGGATTATAATAAGTAGCATGAGGTTTATCAAAAACTGCTGAATCTTGCCACGCTGCTCTAGGTAAAGTACCTGTTGTCCAAATAGGACGTTGAGGTGAGGAGTCTAGATAATTATAAGTAACCACCCTATTAATTTGATCAGATGCAGCTGTGCAATAAAACCAATTTACTTCACCAAATAAATTATTTAATCCAGCATTAATAAGATCTCTAGATGTAGCGTTTATATCATCGTAAACATGGTCTTCTACAAGACAAGGCATAGATTTTAACTGACCATCATAGGTAAAGAAACCATTTTCTGACATCCAATAAGCAGTACCATCTACTTCAATACAAGCGTTTTTACCAAACAATCCACAGTTAGTACCTACTTGTTCAAAAGCAAATACAAAGTCTCCACCTACAAATTTCATTAAAAATAATGCAGTGTCGGTCCATACATATATTGCGTCCCTACCTTTAATGGCTCCCATAATTTTAGATCCATCAGCTAATCGTTGTGTACCAGAATTGTTTTCTGCCTTTACTGTATACGCATCTGTACCATCAATATTTTCTTGATCTGAAAAACGCAAGAACATATCATCTTGTGTGGTAGAATCACCAACAGTTGTTTCTGTACCAAAAAATACCAAATGTCTATCTGGTGTAGACACCAATACATGACGTGATGCAGTTGGTGCGTTTGCTAAAACAGTTGCTCTTGTACTAATAGCTCCTGGTGCTGAAGCGTCCCATTCAAAACATCTACCATTATATATAAGTGCAATTAATTTTGTACCATAGTTATCAAGAATCCATAAACCTGGATCAATTGTAAAGTCAGAAGAAGCTGCCTCGCCCCAACCTGCGTAGTCTGAAATATTAGTAACTGTTGCCCCAGCGCTGTGTCCGGCTTTAGTAGTACCATTGACTTCTCTTGCTCCGCCACTTAAAATATTTGTTGTAGTATTATTAGCTGTAAAACTTATATCCTCTGAATCTATTCTAATTTCTCCTGAAGATGGGAAAGCTGTTGAGTTAGTTAAAGGAATATCGGTTACCGTATCATTAATAGTAGAGGCTAACGTTGTAGTATCAGCTCCTAGTGAAGTACCACCAAATAAACCTGCACCCCATCCAAACCCGCCAAGTTGTTGAGATGGCCCTACCGGATAATAACATAATACAGAAGCGCTATTTCCATCACTTGTAGTTAAAGGTGTGCCTGTTTCTGCAGTTGTCATTGTAATTGTAAATGTAGTTGTAGTGGGTACAGATGTGACCATGTACTTTATATCTTCAAACGTAGCATTACTGTAAGTAGATCCGGCAGGCACTCCTGTCACACTATCAAACATAACAATATCATCTTCAGTTAATCCATGAGTCCCGGTACAGGTTACCGTAACTGTTGTTGATGAAGATGAACTAGTAAATTTTGCACCTGTTAATGTAACTCGAATAGGGTGTATATCATAGTACACACCTCCAGAATATACGTATAAAATTCTATTAGTTCCTATGGCAGCGTATTTAACACCAGCATTATCATCCCAATGATGAATAGCTCTTGCCGCACCAGTTAATTTATCTTGGCCTAATTGCTGCCAACCACCTATTTTTTCAGGTGTACCATATCTAAAACGAACATTATCACCATCAAACCACTGCCCTTCAGCACCGGTTTGTGTAACTTGTTTATTAAATCCTGGAGCAAAGCCTAATTTTTGTAACATATAAAAACCTGTTTATTAGGTGTTATATCAGATTGTAAGTGATTTCAATAGATTTAAAGCAGAGGGAATCTGTGGTGGATCATCCCCCTGCAAATTTAATGTATAAATTATTTTTTAATTTTTGTCAATATATCACCGTTTAAACCAATTAGGCAGACCTAAATGTGGACGCTTGTCGAACATATTATCTTTTGATCCTGGGGTTTTACGATTGTTATAATGTAAGAATACTTGTACGCATTCTTTGCCTTTAAATTTTTCTCTCCAGTGCTCTAATTCACAGCCTCTATAAATTAACATATCTCCTGGTTTTAAATTTACTTTAATGCCTTTCATATTTTTTTTACCAGAAGGCTCTAAATAAATTGGCCAGTCATCACCACCTAAATTCATAGTAGTAGATATCTCACAACTAAATCTGTCTTTGTGTCTTTTTAATTCATCACCTTTTTTATAAATTCTTGCATAAGTGTAAGCTGGATATAATTTTAATCCTGTTGCTTTTTCCATACCTGGTTGACATTTTAACATTAATGTTTCCATAGCAATATCTGCATAGTGAGAATATGTATTTGGTATTTGTTCATCTTCATAAGTTCCAAATATATTTTCAAATGGAGAAAAATATCTAGCTTTTTTACAGGTATCTAAAACCTGTCTTTTCATTAAAAAATAATTTGCAATAAAAATTGCTAAATCTTTTGATATAGCTTCTTTAATAATTGTGTATTTTTTCTTTTTAAAATCCATAATTAAAACTAATACTAATCCTTTCTTTTTTGTTTAAATTAGGTTCAACATAATGAAGTAAATAAGATGGAAATAAAACACATAAATTTTCTTTAGGCACAATCGTCCATCTTGTAGAATTATATTGATTATAATTTTTTACAGATGGGTATGTTGCATCAATGTCTGACCTAAACTGTTGAAAAATAATATTACCTGAGTTTTTTGGAACGCTTACATAATATACTCCTGATATTACAGCTCCAGGATGATTATGTGGTTTATTAAAAGAACCAAAATAATTTATATTGCACCAATAATTATCTAAAGATAATTTTTTTTCTAAATTTAATTGTTTTTCTATTTCTTTTACAGAAAAATTTATTTTATTAAATAAATTTTCAAAATTTTTATTTAATTCTTCAAAACTTTTACTTTGCCATCCACCATAATTACTTAAAATTCTTCCTTGATCTTTAGATTTTATTTTCAAAATATCTTTTTTTATTTTTTTGTTATCTAAAGCAAAAAAATTTTCGTGTAAGTAAGAACTAAAAATACTATACATCTTTTGCCATTTCTTTTGGTACTGCTTGTAAATTCCAATGTATAAATCTAAATGGTTCTATACCGTAGTCTACTGCAAATTCATGTTCTAAATAACCTGGAAATATAATTAATGTTCCAGGTTCAGGTTTAAAATGAATTATTTCTGTACCACCCCAAACACCTTTATCGTCTTTCATTTTTAATTTAGTTGTACGTGCTCCAGTTCTTGGTTCATGAAATATAGGATAAGATGTTTTATCACTACATTTTAAAAAATAAAATCCTGAAACATGTTGATTCCAATGTATGTGTGCCGAATGATGGCCCCCTCCTTTTTCAGAAAACTCTTGTACCCAAAGCTCACTAAATAAAGTTGTGTATTGTGACATATCATAACCTTGATGATCTAAATACTCCCAAGATTTTTGACCAATGTAGTTTCTAAAATCTAAAAAATCGTTATCATTTGTTAATGGTGTTGAATGGTGAGATGCAAAAAAATCACCATACTTTTTTATATGGTCTTTATTTCTTTTTTTCGCTTCTTTAATGTATTTATTAGAAGCTTTATTTAAAGACTTTACAAACTCTAATTTTTGTTCTGTCCAAATAGCTGTATTAAAATAATTATTTTTATTCATTATCTAAAAGGTTTTCCTAAATTCCAAACAACAAGACTATATCTTGTGCCAGAAGTTACTGGTTTAACTCTGTGCCATACAAAACTAGGAAATATAATAATAGATCCTTTTGGCAAAATTTCTTTGCACTGTATTCTATGTTTTGATTCATCTCGCATATGTGGATCATAGTTTCTAAAATCAAATTCTAATTCACCGCCTTTATATTCTGAACCATCTGTTAATTGACACGTCATAGACAATTTTCTAATTAATCCATGATCAGGATGATTGGGTTTATTATAAGGTTTATCCCAACTATCACAATGCCAATCATAATATTGGTTATGTTTATATTTTGTAAACTGACAGGATTCTGATCTTTGCCAATCAAAATTCCAACCAGCATTTTTATTAGCTTCACGCACATATGGATGTAGTTCTTTATATATCCAATTATCATTTAACCACACTAAATCAGAATTTCTTTTTCTTTTTAAATTTAAAACTTCTTGTTTATTTAATTTTTTATCACCGTAACCACCAGTTAAAGCCATTGTTTCTTTTTGTGAATTAGCATATTTAATTACTTCATCACAAAATTTAGGCGTGAGAGCAGAAGGAAAATACCAATAAAAATTAGATATATTCATACAATATAGTTTGTACAAAATTTAAACTATCTTTTTGATTATTAGTTAAGTAATACATATTAGTTGATGGAAACATAATAAACATATTATTTTTAAGTTCTATATCCCAAGATCTACCTTTACGTCTATTATCTTCATAATGTATTCGGACCATACAGTTTTCAACTTTTACACCATAAAGTAAAGTAAAGTCAGGTGAGTTTTTAAGATCAATTGGATCTACATTTATAAAGGGTTGTGATGTTTCCCCAGGTTTATAAATGCTACCAAAAGTATCTTTATTTACTAAATTAATGTTATGTTTAAGATTAATATGTTCTATTATGTAAGTATTTAATTTATCCCAAGTTCTAGAAATTAAAAATTTAGAATTTCTAATATTTGATTGAAGAATATAACCACTTAAATCATTACTATCAATTTCCCAATCTTTAGGCATATTGACATCACCGTAATATAATGCTTGCTCACTTAATACTTTCTTCTGCATACCACCACCATTTTTAATTTATGCTTTTGTATCTGTCAAGTCCCAAGATTGATTAGCTTCGTTCCAATTATAACCCCACATATGAGTAGAAGGTGTGGCTGCGTCTGGTTTTGTATTTTGAGAATTTTGTTCTGCTGTTAACGAAGGTCTAGCAACAGGTGGATCCCAAGCTGCTGTTGTTGTATTTTTTACCCAAGACGCATACGGTTTTGGTGGCCAAAAAATATTATTACTTGAATCCCAAGTAAAACCAATACCTGCGTAATTTCCTCTAAAAGCAGTTCCACCTAATAAATGTTGATTGTTAAGTGTATTGTATGAAGTTTGAATCCATTTATCTGCAGGCCAATTATTATGTGTTTGTAAATATTGTTGACCTATTAATTCTTCTTCAACGTTATCTGAATTAAGCATATCTTTATTGTCAAGTGTTAAGACTGAAAGAACTTCGTTATCATCATTTATTTTTGCAAAGTGTGCCATAATATTTATTCCTTATTGATATTTATATCTAATAATTACAACTCCAGATCCTCCTGCTGCTCCTGTTGTTCCACTCCATGAAGCTTGAGGATTTGGACCTGTTTGGCCGCCACCTCCACCCCATCCAGAATTAGCTGGACCAGCTGTTTGTGCTAATGGTGCAATTGGATATGGACTACAATAACCCCAAGCGCCTCCTTGTCCTCCTTGTGATCTTACTACTGGACTACCATTAATGTGTGACGTGGCTCCTGTAGCTGATGCTCCACAACTATTAGGTGCTGCTTGCGTAGCTCCTCCACCACCTGATCCAGAAGCATAATCTCCCGCATTTCTTGGAGGTCCTCCAGGATTTCCTTGAGGTGGAGTCGTAGGTGGTTGATTTCCAACGCCTTGACATTTTGGAGTTGGTCCAGTTGATCCCATTCCTCCTCCAGATCCTCCAGGTTGTCCATTAGATCCTGCTCCACCTTGCCCATCTCCGGATATTCCTCCTCCACCACCAGTTGATGTAATACTTGAAAAAATTGAATTATTTCCTTTTCCTCCGTCTGAATTATTTCCTGCGGATCCTGCGCCTCCAACTGTAATTGGATAACCTGTAGCACTTACAGGTAAAGCAGCAACACATGCACCTAAAGGAGATCTTGTATAGCAACCAGAAGCAGCACCAGAAGATTCTCGATACCCTCCTGCTCCTCCTCCGCCGGACCCTCTTGAACTTTGAGTTACTCCAAGATTAGAACCTCCACCGCCTCCACCAGCGGCCGCTACTAAATAGTCTACTGTTTCTGATCCAGCTGCATTACCCACTTCACATACCGTAAAAGTTCCGGGACCTGTAAAAGTATGAATTCTAAAATTTCCTGAAGTTGTTACTGTTCCTCCGGATGCACAGATAAATTTAGCACCAACTCCACCAGAACCAAATCCCAAAACTTGATAACCAAAAGATTTAGCTTTTCTCTGTTGAGTATTTTTTGTGTTCTTACTAGAAGTAAGTTTATTTTTTATTTCTCTCATATCTAAATTTCTTATGCGTCGTTAGCCGCGTCAGTAGTAAAGAATAGTTTGATACCTAAAACTCTAGATTCACCAGTAAAAGTATCACTACCGTCTGCCGCGTCTCTATATAATTGAAAGTAAGATTGTTCGCCTGCTGCAGGAGAACCCGCAACTGTCATCGCACTACTTTCAGATGTAATTTGTTGGTCTTCAACTGTTCCTATACCAGCGTCTGTAACTTCTATAGCTGTTCCATATGCAACATCAATAGTATCACCATCTGCACATGCTACACCTTGTAATCCAAATATACAATTACCTGTATTAGTTGTGCTTGGAGACCAGTAAACTTGATAAGTTAAAGTCCCTTCGTTCCACGATTTAGGCATTGCTATAGTAAATTGAGTGTATTGTTTTGTACTTGCATCGTAATCAAATACTTTTAAATCTGGTCTTGTTGCTGTTGTTTCAACTTGTGCTGCATCGGCACCGTTAGTAGTTGGTGCATACATTGCAGCGGCAGGTATCCATATAGTTTCTTTACCTGCAACTTTTATTGCAGAACCACCAACTTGAGCTACACCATTTCCATTTGGCGCAATATTAATTGCTCCGTCAGCTCCATCAGTAATTGTAATAGTTCCAGAGTTTGTCCCTGAATTAGTGTCTAAAATTAAATTATGAGCACCACTAGAAGTTATGGTTGCATCTGCTGCACCCGTTCCAACAACTGTTTCTCCAGTTCCTTTTGGTTTAAGAGCTATATCAATATTTGAATCACTACTTCCTGTTGCAGAAAGAGTTGGAGCACTTCCGTTAGCTGCGTTTGCTATTGTAAATTCATTAGCAGCTGAACTTGTAGCGGTTAATAAAAATAATTCAGCGCCATTAGTATCTAAAATAGATGTCCCTATTTTAGGTGAAGTTAAAGTTTTATTTGTTAAAGTTTGTGTTCCTGTAAGTGTTACATCTCCAGCTGGTAAAGTATCAATATCTGGATTAGTTCCATCGTTTGCAGTAGCAAATACAAGAGCATCGCCTTTATCTCCTGCAGCAAAAGTAAATGAATCACCACTTCCAGAAGTATATTTAAATTGTACTGTGTAAGCACCAGATGTTGAATTTCTTAAAAAATAAAAGTTTTGCGTATCTAAAGGAATTGTTACGATTTGGTTTCCACTAATAGAACCTGTAAACTCAATCATTCTGTGAGACATAGTAGCTCCAGTTGATCCATCAGAAACTGAAAGGGCTGTAGTTTGTGCACCACCTGCTATTGACTGTGTGGTATATCCACCTGAAATTTGTTCTACTATTTGTAAATTTGTATTAGTTTTTGTTCCCCATGTACCAGCGTTTTCACCAGTTGCTTGAAGTTCTAGACCTAAAGGTGTATATGTTGATGCCATAATTTTTTTCTCCTACGCTACGTGTGTTACGTCTGTATACGATGTATTTCCTGTTACGTCAACATCAGAATAACTTGCACTATTTGTTTTATTAACATCACTATAACTTGTATTTCCAGTAATATCAATATCTTGATATCCTAAAGGTGCTACATTACCCAAAGTAACAGTTGCTGAAACTCCTGTCAATCCCATAACATCTACTGGTGATAAAACACCTGTTGATGCAGTTGCAGATACTCCTGTTAATCCCATAACATCTGCTGGTGTTAATGCACCTACTGAAGAAGTTGTAGAGAGACCAGTTAGATCTATAACAGGATTTGTAGAAACTACAATTGTGCCTACTGAGGCTGTAGAACTTAATCCAGTTAAGCCCATGACATCTGCCGGTGTTAATGCACCTACTGAAGCTGTAGAACTTAATCCAGTTAAGCCCATTGTTTGATCAGCAGGATCTAAAGACCCTACTGCAGAAGTTGTACTTTGTCCTGTTGGAGTTAATGTTAAATCAGATTTTGCTGTTGGAGATCCTACTGAAGCTGTAGAACTTAATCCTGTCAAGCCCATTACATCAGCAACGTCTAAAATATATTCACCACCCCAAGAATTTTCACCCCAATCTTGTATTCCCCAACTAACATCAGAACCACAATGTGAAATTGCTTCAACTCCTGTAATAGGAACTGTTAAACCAGAAGCACCCCAGTTTTCTACACCCCAACCGTCTTGTCCCCAACCTGTGTTTATTTCTGTAGTGACTGTAACTGACCCTATTGATAAAGTAGAAGAAACTCCAGTAAGTGTTAAAGTGACATCGTTAAGTTCACCCCACTCGCTATCGCCCCAACTTTGAGCGCCCCAACCTAATGTAAATGCGTCAGTTGTTCCCCAACGATTTGTTCCCCAGGTTGTGCCGGATTCGTTCCAAGAATTGGCCATAAGGATTTCCTCCTTATGCTATACGGATTATTGCGTTATCAGCGTCAGCTGTTGGAAATTGAATTGTAAAAGTTCCGCTTGTTACAGTTTTATCTGAACCAAATGCGATCGCACAAACTGCAGGATCACCAGTTGCTGAGTCATTAAAAATTAAACAACCGTTAGCTGTGAAAGATGCTGAAGTCCAAGAGACATCTGCAAAATCACAACAAGCTGTATCAGTTGATAATGCAGGAGTAACACTTGTAAGTGCTTTTCCTTTTGCAGAATAAGCAGATCCAGATGTGTTAGAAATTTCGTTTGATGTGCTATAAGCTGTTGTTGATTTATTTAAAGTTGCAGAGCTTGTGTATAAAGCTAAATTAAATGTGTTTCCAGATGAAGCTGTAAAATTATGTATACCTTGTAAAACTTCTGTTTTAAAACTGTTACATATTGCAGATGTTATTGCCATAATTTTTTCTCCTCATTTATGGAGACGGTGACTTAATTGGTATTCTAACTGTTCCGTCAGTATAATCATCTCGTCTTCGTCTTCCTAGTTGCATTCCTGCAAACTGTTGTATTGCATTTTTATATCTATTTTCATAATAAGTCAACATATCCATTGGACCTTTTAAATATCCAAAAGCTTCTACAAGGCAAGCGTATAACAAGCCTTGTGGAAAATAAGTACTTAAATATGTATTGTTATTGTAACCAGTTCCAGATCCAAGACCGTTTGGATACTTGTTATAATAAATTCTAAATTTGTAATTTGCATCAGGAGTTGGAGCTAAATACATTCCACCCGATGAAGTATCTGTAGTATTATCAGCACCACCAAACATAGCATAGTATTTAGGAAAACCTGTTACAGAATTAGTAGTATCTGTAGGAGATTGTATTTTTCCTTCTGGTCCAAATTTTCTATCTACAAATTCAGATAAATATGTTTGATCTTTTTTTTCTAACCATTTTCCATTTCCTTCAGTATTAGCTGTTGACTCAAATACTTCTATACCTCTTATAAATAATGTTCCTGCTGGTGCATTAATTGTATTATCATTTGCAGCTAATGTTCCTTCTTGAACATATCTAGAAGAGTCCATAGGAAGTTCTTGATAGATTCTTCTTTCAGCAGCCATAATAATTCCATCAACAACAGTTGTAGTTAAGACATCAGAACCTACTTCTGTATAGTCTCTTATTGCTGTAGTTAGTGTGCTATAATCGTATTTATTGACTCCTGACATAATTAACCTCTATCATTAATCGGTCCAACTGTACACTGTAAACCGCCTCCTGTTTCTGTGCTACTAGCATTACTAACTAGTTCAAATGTAAAACCTGTTTGAATAGTAGTGTACGCAGGATTACCGGCACTATCATTATATCCAGCTAGCTCTTGTCTTGTAGAAAGAGTTGCTATTTTATATGCACCGTAAACTTTTGCTCCTGTTGCATGCTCACTCGCTGTTGTATTAACAGGACTAACCCCTCTGTAGGGAGCACTTGTTCCTCTTGTGCATCCAGTCAAGTTATTTGAAGATCGACCAGTATATTCAACAACTTCATTTTCATAAAATCCTGTAGTACTATTTACTTTTTCTATTACAATAAAACCTGATGTAGGAAACGCTGACCCATCAGCTAAAATAATTGTAGTAGCTGAATCTGTAATCGCACCATTTAAAGTTGTAGATAATTGTAAAGTAGATATTGCAACACCACCTACTGAAGTTTTTATATTTCTTAATCTAACAAAATCGTTTACTTGCATAGCACCATTTTCAAAAGCTATGGAAACAGTTGCATCTGCAGCTGCAGTTGTAATAGGATTATTTATTAAAAAATCTTCTGTTGGAAATTCTGTTCGTGCAGTTCTTGCTCTTTGTAGAGCTTGTGGATCCGCACTTGTAGGTTTAGGATCTAACTGTGGTTGTTTCGGCTCGTACTCTGAAACATGGACCAAGGCACCATTCCATTCTCTAACCATTTCGTTGTATGGAAAAGCCATTCCTGATCTATCAGAAATTGCTAAAGCATATTTACCTTGTGAAAAAGTAGTCATTAACCAATACCTGGATAATAAATTTTTGGTGAAATGTATGTAGAGTTAGAAGAACCATCTTCATCCTCTGCTCTTAACAATTCATCTTCATATAATAATTTTAATTCTTGTACTCTTTGTGGTGCATATTTTACAGCTAAGTAATATGCTAATCCTGAAATCATACATGGAACAAATCTATATGGTACGTCAGTTGCATTTGTATACGCACCTACATCATCAATTCTTTTTGTATAATAAAAATTAATATAGTTTCCATCTTGTGCTGCACCAGGAGTTAAATACAAAGTCATTGTAACTTTATCTATAAATCTTTGAACCCAATATTGTGTAGGTAAACCTTTTGAAGTTTTGTTAGAAAATCCTTGATATTGTGATCTACTAATTTTTGTCATAGGTGTGTCTACATTTGTAGATTTAACTCTATAATCTGCTTCTTGAATATCTGTCATTCCAATTGGAAATTGTAACACTGCATCAGAAGTACTGTGAGTAGCTGCTGTACTACCATTAATTCCTCTAGTGCATCCTGTTAAATTTAAACTTGAAATTCCAGTATATGAAATTTGTTCAGTTCCAATAGTAATTACTCCACTAGTTGCAAACCCTGTAACTGAAGCCACTCCTATAGTAACAGCAGTAGCATTTATACCTGCAGAAAGTGTTGTGTTAATTCCATCCGATGTACCATCAGCCGGAGATCTAAAAAAAGTGTAAACAGTTTGTCCATCTACTAATGTAACATTTTGATTTTTTACTTCCCAAAATTGTAAACCTCTATTTCCCCATTCAGAAAATAAAATATTTAAAGATCTTTTAGCAGTTTTTAATTGATAACCAGAAGTTCCTTGAATACCAATACGTTCATACGCAT